ATGTCACCCGTTTTATCGTTTGATGATGAAAACGTAATGATGCCCACCACCTCGCGCAAGGGGTCCAATTGTGATGGTCCGCGATAAAATACGAATCCTTTTGGTTTTTTAGATTGTGCCATGACTGTTTCCTCTTTGGTTTGTTTGTCGTGGTTCGGAGTGTTTCCGATAATGCCCACCCCAGAGGATGGGCATAAGCAGAACACTAGATATTCCGGAATAGCCAAGTAATTGTGTTGACCTCCCAACCATTACCGCAAGCCTTGTAGACTCGTGAATTACTAATTGGACGCTGTTTGCCGTGATGGTCTTCCACCGTGACACCGTCCGCATAATCATCCGGAAGACCCGACAAGCGCAAGCACTCCATGGGTGTAAGCTTGCGCCATGTTGTTTCGGACGTGATCACTTTTGGTTCACGGTGTCCGCCTTGCATCGTGGTTAAGGTAGGTGCTTTTCCTGCAGGATGATAAACGCGACGGATCACCTCCAGACCTCGCAAATCAGCATCACCCGCATGGCATAAACCATCGGCACTAAATACCAATTGGCGACGGTGCTTCTCGAAATATTGCTTCAAATTTCCGCCCTTGAAATAGTTCGCGTCAATACATAAAGCCTTAGCGCGATCCGTGGCAAATCCATCCTCCAAGATATCTTGCAAAACGATTGGTGAATCGTTTTCTGGCAATGCGTCCAATGGGATGTTGGTCCAATACATGCGCGTCCGTGCTTGTGCGCTAAACTTTTTGGAGTTGATTGTAATTGGTTCAACACCTAGTGCTTTAGTGATTTGGTCCGCCTGATCTTGTTTCATCACGACGTTTTCGAGGAAAAAGTACGTTGGTTGGAATTCCTCAACGATGCGGACAAACTCCCAAAACAATCCAGAACGCGCACCGTCCAAGCCTTTACGATTTGGCGATGCCACCGAAAGATCTTGGCAGGGTGAACCACCCATAACCAGATCGAAAGATTGACCGCACCCGTGGGATGCGTAAGAGAACGTGCGAACGTCGTCGTGATGCATCACTTCGGGATGGTTCTTTTGACAAATGGCGCGAGGGTATTTGTCAATTTCAACACCCCAACATGTACCCAAATTGAAACCATTGTTTTTGAGTGCTTGCCATCCGCACCCGTGACCATCGAAAAGGCTGATTACGTTTAAAGTGTTAGTTTTGCTATTTGTGTTTTGCATTTCCATATCCTCTTAATGTTTGGAAAATGTGACACCGATTTCATGCGGTGTTGAAAGTTTAGACAAGGACCAATCGAAATAGTTCCATAATTTTTTTCATGGGTTAAAAAGCGTTATCCGGAAGAGGTGAAAAAACGATTCTGAAACAACGATAAAAAACACTGGAAAAAGACGGTGTGAAAATCGCCTGAAAGCCAGGTGTGGCGCGGGGCAGCGGGGTTTTGGACCATCGAAAATGCGACACTGAATCACGAGATAAAAAGCGTTTTACAAATGGGTGAAAAAATTATTTTGAAACCACGACAAAAGGACCACCTAAACCGGAGCAAATCATGTGGAGCAAATCGAATGGACCACCGCAAGTAGGGGGTGGGTGTTTAGAACATGTGTAAAGGGGGTGTGGGTATAAAAGATGCACACCCTCTCACACCGTTCAATGCTCACAAATTCGCATGCTTTCGGTGGTCTGTGGTGTCGCAAGTGATTTCATACCATTTGCAAACATTTGTAAGTGTCTGAAATCAAAAGAGAACATGTAAAAATGCCAGCAAAAACAGTGATTTAATGTTGATTGGCAAAGGGGGCGCAAGGGCCACGGGGGGTGTCCTAGTACGTATATACACAGAAATACACAGATCATGAAAATTAAAGTGTTAACCACTTACAGTACACATAAAATTTATACATTCTTGGAATGTGCTGTAACCTATTGATATACATACAGCTGCACATTCACCCTGGATCATCAAATGTGCTTGACATACTTTTTGAAAACAGTATAACTGTAGCCGAAGGCTTACATATAATGTGTTACATTGACAAATAATCAGAAAATTCTTGTAAAAGTCACTTACAAATGCTAACTTAAATGAAACATATTATATGTACTACCTATAATCACTTATATTTGTACTATTCTGTACGTCCATAACAAAAGTCTTGACATTTTTGTCACTATAAATACAACTATGAAGAATCCGTACCCTACACATGAGGGTTTATTAGAACAAGTATATGATTTTCTAGAGAATGGTAGATCCCTGGAAGGTTTGTACGTTCCTCATTCGGATGTATTCTTCGTTCGTACCGCATTAGAGGTCCGGTTTGACGTTGATATTTCACTGGAGCAGGCAGAAGAGTACATGAGACTCGCAGGTTGGACAGATACCAATGGCAACAACTAAAGATGTAGAGCGTTTACCATCAGGCCGTATTAAATACCGTGGTGAGACATTTGCGGGTTTCAATAAACCTAAGCGCACGTCGGGTGGATCAAAGAAGTTCGCAGTATTAGCGAAGAAAGGTGACCAGATTAAGTTAGTCAGATTCGGTGATCCGAATATGGAAATCAAGAAAGACAATCCCGAACGACGTAAGTCGTTTCGCGCGCGGCACAACTGCGATACCGCAACAGATAAATTTTCGGCCAGATACTGGTCATGCAAGAAATGGTGATATAAATTATGAGTCTACTACCAGTTGCACGTTTAATAGTAAAAGCAGGTGAAGCTGCTGCTAAAACAAAGTTTGGCAAAGCGGCTGTGCAAAGAGCGAAAGATGCATACGAAACATATGTTAAAAAGCTAGACCCCGCTGCAGAAAGCACTGCGGGATTAAGTCAAAAACAAAGATCTGTACAAAGAACAAACTTAAAAAAATATGCCAAGGGATTGACGCAGGGTGCGGTTGGCGTTGCTGTATTAAATGAAGTCTTTGGTGGAAGGGGCGACGGTAAAGCAGAAGTTACCCAACGAAAAGCATACGCTGACGAACAAAACAAAAAGAAATCAAAACCGAAGTCACCAAAAGGTGGTCAAACCATTAAAGAGAACCGTCGCGTAGTTAGCGAAACAAGGCTTAACAGAGGTGGCATGGCTAACTGCGGAGCATCTGTAAAACCTAATCGGATGTCACGTAGCTAATGGCTTCTACACGCAATTACAAAAGCGAATACGCTAATTACCACAGCACACCTAAGCAAAAGAAGGCGAGAGCATCTCGCAACTCTGCACGAGCTAAAATGATGGCTGGCGGTAAAGTTAAAAAAGGTGATGGCAAAGATGTGCATCACACAACAGGTAATCCAATGAACAATAAAAAGCTAGCAGTAAAAACTGCATCAGCTAACCGTTCATTCCCCAGAACCGCAACAGCACGTAAAAAGAATCCACGGAGCTAACATGGCCGAAGATATTAAAACAACTAATTCAGAACTTGAGAAGATATTAGCTCGTCAAGCTAAATACAAATCTGCTGACATTATGGAGCAGATGGAAGCTGCACCTTCAGGTGCTGAGATGGATGCTATTGATGCCAAAGATCCATTAGACTTTTTTGAAAAGAAGATTGCTGAAGCTAAAGGTAAAGCAAAAATGGCTAATGGTGGTATGGCCCGCGGTAAAGGTAATAAGATGTACCAACATAACTACGCTACAGGCGGTAATGTAGTAGATCACCTCGGGAGTAAGAAGAAATAATAAATGACTATTGCCAAGTTTAGCAGAACTAGAAGCTACATTGATGATGCTACGGTAGATGGCACTGCTGTAACTTTATATACATGCCCGGATAACTGCCGCACTCATATGTCTTTATTGTACATTGGCAACAGTGGTACAAACGCATCCGATATCCAAGTAAGTTGGTATCGTGCAGAAGATGCAGAGACTCACCAGATCATCGCAGGTAAGAATTTAGTGGTAGGTGATTATGTACAGTGGTCTGGTGCATTTATTGTATTAGAACCCGGTGATTATATTTCTTTTACTCCCAGTGCAACGGGTGGCGGGGCATCTCCTCACATTGATTGTTTTTGTACTGTAGAAGAATTCTTTTTGCCTGTAGGTGGATAAGATGCCATACAAAAATCCTAAACAACAAGCCGCTGTCGCAATCTCAATGAAGAAAGCAGGCAAATCACCTAAAGAAATCAAGAAGCATATGATGGGTGGTGGCATGGCAAAGAGTGGCCCATACAATTCCGTGAATATGGCAAAAGGTGGGAGTACAGTTAATGCGGCTGGAAACTATACACAACCCAGTATGCGTAAAAACCTATTCAACCAAATTAAATCCGGTGGAAAAGGTGGCGCACCCGGACAATGGAGCGCAAGAAAAGCACAGATGCTCGCAAAGCAGTATAAAGCGAAGGGTGGTGGATATAAGTCGTGAAGGCACCCCAAAAGTCTTTAAAAGCATGGACCAAGCAAAAGTGGCGCACGAAGAGCGGCAAGCCTTCAACGCAGGGTCCAAAAGCAACAGGGGAGCGATACCTCCCAGAAAAGGCGATCAAGAGTCTTTCGGCAAAAGAGTATGCCGCTACTACGAGAGCCAAAAGGAAAGGTACTAAAGCAGGCAAACAGTTTGTGAAGCAACCAAAAACAATCGCTCAAAAAACAAGGGCGCATAGAAGGGTAAAGTAAAATGGCTAGACAGCTAACAGAAAAACAACAAAAGTTTTTAGACGTTCTCTTTGATGAAGCGAACGGTAGTGTTTTGTCTGCCAAAAAGCTTGCTGGGTACTCAGATACTAATTCGACAACAGAAATTGTTAGCTCATTAAAAGATGAGATTATAGAAAAAACTAATTTGTATTTAGCGCGTAATGCACCACTAGCTGCTGTAGCGATGACTGGAGCACTAATAGATCCAACTGAGTTGGGTATAAAAGAAAAGATGCAAGCCGCTAAAGAAGTTATGGATCGCGTGGGGATTATTAAGGCTGAAAAAATTCAGGTAGAGGCATCAGGCGGTGTCATGATACTACCTCCTAAGAACACAGAGTAAATATGTCCGCACGATCTGCTGGCAAGTGGATTTTACCACAGCCAGAAAATATCACTAAAGATGAAGAGTTTATAGCAATACCACGGATTGCTCGTACTATTCCTTTTGGGTACACAGAACATCCAGAAGATTTGGATATGTTATTACCTATTCCAAGAGAGCTTAGAGCACTGGAAAAGGCAAAGGAATATTTACAGCAGTATAGCTACAGAGAAGTTTCTAATTGGCTGACTAAGCAAACAGGAAGAAGCATCTCTCA